CAGATACCGTGATACCAGAAGTTCCAGTGTTCGCTGCGTCCAGTTCGATGAGAATCGAATTGACTCCACTTGAACCGTTGTTCGCAGTATAAACTGTTTGCGGCCCAGTTGAAGTATCTGACGCATTCGACTGATAGAACTCACCAGCAGTCACAATACTTGCAAAACTGTTTACGAAATTGTTTGCCATTTTTACCTTCCTGTTATCCTAATGCAACGGCAAGAGCAATACCAAATCCTTCAGTAGATATTACTCCACCAATTGTTGGAAATGTTAATGTTCCTGTCATTCCACTGTTTGTAAAACCTGTTCCGACATTGATAGTGTTTGCAAGTGCAAAAGTGACTTGGTTATTACCATCACTTGTCGTTGTTATTTGATTTGCAGTTCCTTGAAAGTCAAGAGATTCACTCTCACTTACAGAACCAGCAGAACCACTATCAGCAGTAAAATCTAAATCAGTGTTACCAACTGCTGTGTTCAATAATGTGATTGCTTCTACCACATCTGTAGCAGATGCGATAATTCCAGATGCACCAGTAACATTAGCGATGTCACCAACATCAGTTGCGAGTTCGTTAAATTCTACTCTCCACTCTTCAAAAGTGAAGGATGCTGGTGCGTTTCTATCTGCCATCTTTTTCTACCATCTGCAACAAGAGACTTTTTATCTCATGCATTTCTGACTTTAAAGTATTTATCTCTCTTGTCGCATCCCTTAATTCATCTTTTTGTTTTTGTGCGTTCTTTGACCTTTCGATTGCGGCCCTATATGCAAATACGTTTGTGTTAACAATTGCCTTAGAACCCATGTCTCTGACAAGGTGTTCGTGTCCTTCTACTTTTAAATAGTCACTCATTAGGTCGCCAATGCGATTGCTCGCAAGTCCTTTATCCTTGGTGGTTCAGAAGAGTTGACCCCTTGCATTCTAATCTTGATTGCGAATGCGATAAACTCTTCAAGGTCATTCTGTGTGTACTCGTATTCAATAAAGTCATCATTTGTTGTAGATTCATTGACAGAGATATCTGGCCCGCCACTTGTGTTAAAGTATCTCCAACCGATTTCATCGAAGTCGGATGCATCGTCTGAACGAAGTATCTTATACATGACTTGAATTTCTGCACCAGCGAATCTTACTGCACTGTGAAGAACTCTCAATGCGGTTGCCGGATTTTGCAGTGTAACTCTCTTAGTACAATAGATTGCCTCGTTACTATCCCCATCTGGTTCTGTCGGAGCGACATAATCAGAAGTTGGGAACACTGCACTAGAACTGTCGATATTATCAAGACGGTTGGTAAATGCAACTACAGTCTTCTTATCCAAGTCAATTACAGGAGACAAGTTCTCTACAGTAGATTGCATTGTCAAGTCTAAGAACATTGACTTACTACCAGCAAGTTCATTTGTTTCGTTGATAGAAGATGCAATCAGTTTAGGATTGTTAAAGTAATAGTTTTCTCCAAGGGTAATAATTTCTGCATTCTGAGGAGTTAAGGCCGCAGTGCTATAAGATGTCTGTGAACCACTTGGTGATGTACCAGTTGTTGCACGAATTTCACCAGTAACTTGTGTATTTGGATGTTCAATAATTGGAACAAGTGTTTGTACACCATCCATCATTGCGTTTTCAGTTGCGACAATATTACCACCACCACTTGTACTTGCAGTATCAGATTGTGTAGTTGTACTGATAACATAATAGTCAAGCGCTGGATTTGTAATAGAAGTATGTGTTTTGTTAATCTCTGTTAAAGGTACGTTATTGATTTGATACAATTCAACTGTTGCACCACTACTATGGGCCGCCGCAGTTGTACTGTCTGCACCTCTGGTAAGAGAAGAAACACCTGTACCAGAAATTGTACCTGTCATAATCTCATCACCAATCTTCAAGTGAATACTTCCAGAAGTTGCACTTGATGGGAACAGAGATACACTTGCAAGGGTTAAAGATGTTGCACTATTTGAAATTGCACCATTCAGTGTGGTTGTAATTCCAGAACTTACACCAGAGATTGTGACATTACTATCAACATCGTACATATGGTGGTCACGATGAGTAACCTTAATGTTTGTAGAGGATGCAAAGAATTGTAATGCATCTCTTTCAAGAGTTTTAGAAGGTAACGCATCATTTACAAGTGTGACCTTACCATTTACATTTGTACTGAAAGATGCACGATACAATGTGAACTTCAAGTCCTCAAAGTCATATGCAGTCCAAGTAGAGTTGTTCTGTGATTTAAAGAGAACACCAAGATACGGTTGTTCTGAAACCATACGAGAACCGCCCACATCTTTTTCACCCATTCTTGAAATCCATGCGAAGTATTTGTCTGAATCTGTTTGTAAGACGATTGCAACTTCCACACCGTTCTTGACATAGACAGGTGAGTCGAACACAAAGGTTGTGGCCGAGGTTGCATTACTTGATGTATTAACAGCTGCGGGCAAAAGAGTTTTTGAACCGAAAGGAAGAACCTTTGTGGTTGGATAACCATTTACCATCTCACGAATTTGACAGGTAACAGGTATACTTTCATCTTTACCAGAGAAGAATACGTCAACTTTAGTAAGATATTCACCACCTTCTGCCTGAGGCATAATGGATTGTGCTAAAGGGTCCCACCAACCAACGACTGCATCTCTAGTAGATGTGTTGGTTGTTGTCCTGTTGTCTCTCACAGATGTTCTAATAACGTCTGCGTTTCTAGTTGCAATGACTGTCTCTTGAACAGTTGTCAAGATACCAGTTGCAGAGTAAGTTGCCTGTGCGAATGATTCTGGTTCTGGGTTAGTCGAGTTTGTAGAAGACGATGTAAGTCTAAACACTCTTTCACCAGTTCTAAATCTTGGATTACCTCTTGTGTTTGGATTAGGAATTGCAAACACACCAGATACAGAGCCGTTTGCAGTTGTCACAAGATTACCACCAAGTGAACCACCTGTTGGTGTAACATATTGCGATACGTTTTGTTTATCAAAGAAAGGATAAACTCTCATAAGAGGTTTCATTCCAGTAACATCAAACGAAACATTTCTTGCACGAATGAAAGGAATAAGTGCTCTTGAAACTACTCTATCACCTTGTGACTCTCTGTCAATACGAGGAACAACTCTTGTGTTGATACCTTGTCTTGTCTGTCTAGTAGTCGTAGTTGTGGTTGTTCTTTGAAGAACCGCACGACCTCTAGGCTGACCAAGGTTAATAAATCTATGTTCTCTACGTCTACCACCTGTTGTAGTAGTTGTACCAGACCACTGAGTTTGCCATGCGTTCCAAACCGTACCGATTGCATTTCTGTTCTGTGCAAAGACGGTATCGAAGTTACCTTCACGGTTGATAACCAACGCAGGCGCTCTTTCTGTTTCAAACCACTCATCACCAGATGGGGAAAGTTTACAGATACCTGTCCAAGTAAAGTTTAGAACAGGATTAAGGTTTTCAATTCTAGTTGCATATGGTTGTTGAACCGCAACAATATCTGTGTATGGAAGTGTTACTACATCGCCAGTCTTACGATAGTTGTTATTAGTTCTCTGTGCATCAGTAGTGTTTTCTTCCGAAAGAGTAATACCCTTCATCTTATACTGTGGGCGAAGTTCACCAAGTTCCATGTCCATAGAGTTTCTATAGTCTGGATGTTGAACGTCACCAGTAGAGTGACCTTTAAAATTGTCTACAAGGAAACCAGACTTAAATCTATTCAGACCATTTGCGTCTAAAACCTCAAGTGACTGGGCCTCTTGTTCTAATAAGTTTAGTGCAGTGTAATATTCTACATTCTCAATACGTTGTTCAAGTTGACCGATATCACGCATTGTATATCTGCGATTATCTTCTTTAGTAAGTTTTGCATCATCAATGTCTAACATATATGCTGGGAATGTTAACTCTGCAAGTTTCATTGCATTCTCAACTGGTTTCGGTGCGTCTGGGTCTTCTGCTGGAGTACCAGATGCAACCTTAAATTCACCTTCAGATGTTAAGAAGAGTGTATCTACACGGGCAAGGAAGAACTCAAAATCATATCCGATATTTGAATTATCTTTTGGTACGAGAGTGTTATGACCACCAGTACCAGTGAATGAACGTGAACCAAAGTTGAAGGACATAGATGTAACCTTCTTGGTTGCGATACCTTGACCACTTGTTGCAGAAGTCATAGTTGCATCGGCAACTCTTGGTCTAAAGTCGATTGAGTTTCTTAGGTCAAATTCACCAGAAGGTTCACGAACCTCTGGGTCAACTCTTGTTGCAGTGTATGTTGGGATTTCTTTATAGTCAACACTATATGAATCAACTGTGAAGAAGTCACCAGCACCATGTTCAAAGTAATTGTAAACTACTAGAATTCTACCAGTAGGAGTAACCGCATTACCCTTTCTTACAATCCTTGCAATATCATAGAAGTTGTCTCTTTGTCCAGTGTCAAGAGTAAATCGTTCAGTAATATTTTTAGAACCATCAGTCAATGTATCAATAGTACATTGTGCATTTGATGACTGTCCTGTTACAGTTTCGCCTGCAAGAAATTCTTTATTGTTCTGTACAATGTGACAAAGGACACTGGCGCCAGGGATTGCAATTGCTCTTGCACCAGAAGTTCCACCAACGATAACCTCACCTTTGGTGAAGACACCACTCAAACCAGTGAATGTAAACTGTGGAAGAACTGCATCAGCCGATGCGTTTTCTGAGTCAAAGACTGCCCAGAGTTTATATGCGTCTGCAACACCAAGAGAGATATCTTTGTGATGTGCAGATGTACCATATGCGGCACCACCAGCAACACCATCATTATCTACAACACAGACAGATGCAAGTTGTGCTGTCTTTGGAATTTCGGCAGACGCAGTTCTTGTAACTGTTGTTGTAACTTTACACTTGATGTTTGCGATAGGAAGTGCATTAGTATTTGTAATAGTAAGTGTATTGCCAGATGCATTGAATGTTGTGTTTGATGAATTCAAGTTAATAAGGTCACCCTTTGCAATTGCACCAGAACCATTATCATCCAGAACCGAAACAACAAAATCTGTATTTGATTTGGCTGAAAAAGTTTCATTTGAATCTGCGGTCATAATTAACTGTCCACCAGATGTGGAGTTAATCACAAACTGTCTACGGAAAGTTGCAGAAGTAACAGATGTATTACTGTTGGTATCAGTTTTTAATGTCTTAATATTATTCTTTCTCAATTTTCTGAGAAGAAGGTTTTTGTTTTGGTCTTGAAGATTTACACGTTTTCTTGTTGCAGGCACAGTTGTTGTTGCAGTGCCGGGCGCAACAGAAACCGCAAGAGTATCATCATCAGTGATGGAAGAAACAATCCTATCACCAACACCAGCAATATTGATAACATCACCCACACGAAGTTCAGTTACGAACTTAGTTCCAAAACCAGAAACAGTTGTACCAGAACCAGCAGTTGAAACCGTACCACTTAGTGAGAACGATGTATCAAGAACTGTATCGGCAGTAAAATCTTGACCACTATCTGCATCGTCCATGAATACTTGTTTGACTTTATCAAAAGTATTTGTGACAACAGCAGAGATTGTCAAATCTGCATTTGAACTGTTCTCTAAAATTTCATCAGTTTCAGTAGATGAAGTTGAAATAAGTTTTTCACCAGTATTGAAAGAACCAACAACATTGATTAATTCGATAACCGTATTTGAGGCCGCATGAATAAATCCACTTGCACCAGACGTTGCACCAGTAACCTTTGCGCCGATTGTAGTACCACCAGATGGAATACCAGACATTGTAATCTTAGTTGTCATACGAATGTCAAAGAGATAAAGATTAAATTGTGCAGTGGCAGCAGATGCACTTGCAACCAATGGGTCACTAGTACCGTCTGTACCAGAACGGTGTTCAAATGCTCTTGCTCTTGCAACACCAATTTCTAAACCAGCGGCCTGACCTCTTGTTGCAGTTGCAACATCCCTTAATGAAATTTGTTTATATGGTTCAGTAACTTCACCAGTAATAAATGGTGAAAGGTCTGGTGTACCATGAACCTTGGTAACCTTTGTAAAGTTTCCTACCTCGGCAGGAGTAATCGCACCCTTAAATTCTTCAGAAGTTCTTGGTTTCGCAACATCAATAAAAGTTGGTGCAGCAGTCTCTACTTCATAACCACGAACATACGCTTTGCCCGGCGATACTTGAACCGCCATCAAACCTTCAGATGTATTTGCACCATCGTCAGTTGTTACACCAGCCGCATAGACACCTTCATTTAAACCATCGTCAAGAGATTCACGAATGTCAATACCAAAAGGACGTACAGAGTAATCACCAGATTCGTCATACGTTCTTCTTGCAAGTGTATCCCCTAAGACAGAATATTCTGTGTTTCTTGTAATCTCTTCAATGACACCATTCTTGACACGAAGGATTTCGATGAAGTCTTCATCCTCGGCAGAACCAAGTGGGAGTTTAGAAAGAGTAAGAGTTACCTTTAATCTGTGGGCACCCTTTGCATTTACGTTTGTTGACCCAGCCGCATTGTCAAGAAGTGACGTATCCGTTTCTGGGGTAATTAATGTTTCTGAAATCGAAAGACCAATACGATATGATGGAGTGTTATTATATTTGTCAAGAACAATTCTTTGTGAGGCGACACGAACAAACTGACCACGAACAAAGTACACGCCCTCTTCCACGTTTGCAGAAGAACCAGTTGCAGTTGCACTAGAGGCCTGTAGTTGTGCAGATGATGAGTTTGCAGTGATACCACCAACAACACCGTTTGCCTGAATCTGTTCATTGTCAGAGAATGTTGTTGAAACATTGTCCGTACCAGTTTGAGTATACTTTACATAAAGTGTAAGTGGGTCAGTAGTTGTTGCGACATCGAAACCGATTACTGTTGCTTTTACACCAGAGGTTGCACCAGTAATTGTCTTACCGATATAATCTGAAGCATAACCAGAAACAGGATTTGAATTGAATGTAGATTGTAATTTGACAGCATAGTATTCATCAGTAAAACCAGATTGGCCTGGAATTACCATTGCACCTTCTTTGAACATATGCGTACCAAACTTTTCAATTTGGTTTTGCAGTATGGACTGAAGTTGAGTTAACTCTCTTGCCTGTACGGCGAAGCCTGGACGAAAGAGAACACGATGGAAGTTGTCTGTGGTGTCAAAGTCATCGTAGTACGGTGACACATTCAAATCAGTTTTTTGCATATCTTAGTATTCCACTACTACTTTAATATCTTCTGTTTGGTCTGCTGCTCTTGAAATTGCCCTTCTGTTTTCTACATAGATTACTTCACCACTGTCTCTGTCAAGTTCTGGTGTTGCATATCCACTTACGAATACGACACCATTAGTTGTTGCAGAGTGACCTGTATCTACACTATAACTTGCACTTGATGACCCACCGACAACTGCTGCATTCGTAGAGAACGCAGTTAAGTTTTTATTGGTATCAAGTCCATACGAAGTATACTTTTCTTGAACATAGTACAGAATTTTGTTAGTTGCATCCCACTCAATTACACGACCTTGGGCACCAGTTGTTGCCTGTGTAATGAGTTCGTCTGCTTGATAATTGGTACTAATTGTACCAGCGATTTTTAATGCATTGGTAGTTCTTGCTGTTGCGACAGAGGCCGCAGAACCACCAGCGTTTGGGTTCTTTAAAATACCAACTCTTCTAAAATCGTTTACTTGTGTTGCATCTGAATCAGAAGGTTCAAACTTTCCTTGAACCATAACATAGTGACCACCAAGTTCTGCAATGTCATTTGTACCATGTCCACCAGCAGGTTCGATGATAGGAGTGATTGCACCGGCAGTCGCATTATTCCAAGATGTCAAAGTTGAACCAGAAATTAATGTTGATGCATTTGTATCTGTATAAATGTTTGTTCCTGTCAAGTCTACTACTGCGAAGGAATATCCCACACCAGCATTTTGCATACTTGTAAATGATGAACCATTACCAAACTCTTGGATTGCACCACCAGATACAACCAGTTTAATGATTGCAGTTGTCGTACCATCACCACGAACCTTAGTATAGAACGTACCATTTGGATATGATGAACCACCACTTGTTACCATAACAACATGGATAGGACGGTTCGCCGCAGAGTTTGCTGTCGTTGAGACAGGCATAAAGTCTGTGGTTAAGAAGTTCTGAACTTCTGAAGTTGTCAGAGAGTACATAAACTTTAAGTAATAATTTGCATCGTGCCAGAATGGGCCTGTCTGTTCAGAAGTCGGTTCTGCACCAGAGATGTTTGATGCACCAGTTTGAACAGGGTCACCATTGTATAATACTTTGTATACACGATTTGCCGAAGTCATGAAGTAGTAAGTAGAATCATATACTGAAGTTGAACCACTTGATGTTGTTGTTTTTGATGGGTATGAACCTGTAGTTGTTCCACCAGATACATCGTGACGATACATATCAAATGCAGATGATGTTGCATAATCCCTACGAGGTATTGCAAAAGTTGTATTGGTTGTACCAATTAATTTTGCAGCAAGCATATCATCCCAATAATACGATTCTGGTGCAACACTATCAACAGGTGCTGGGGGAAGACTATCAGAAGTCGCACCCTCAGATGTCCAAGGTTGTGATTTACCTACGAACATATAATACTTGTCTGTGCCAAATGAATCCTTAAAGGCTGTGGCACTAGACTGTCTAAATTTTTCTGTGATAATTGCTGCCATTGTTTTTTCCTATAATGTTATTTATTCTGCATCTGCTGGCGCAATGGTTAATTCGCCCGATTCTACTTGACGCATGATTTCGATATAATGTCTATTGCCTTGGTCAATCGGTACATGACAAACTTCTCCATCTATTGTAACCTCAATACCACAGTTTTCACCAAGATGTTGTTCATATTTTGCGTTTTCAATTACCATAATACTCTCCTAGAGTTCTGCATCTGCTCTGAAGTGATACAATAATGCTCTTTCCGATACCCCACTACCAGATGTGTTTCTAGGCAAGAAAGAAGTTGTACCGTTTTGAATAACTCCAACAGCACCAGAATCACCACCTGTATCGCCATGTGCAATTTGATTTGCTGTTCCAGCATACGAGTAAACTGTAACAGTAGCCGCCGCCCGTTTTTCTACTCTATAGTGTCCAGTATAATACCCATAGTTATTTCCTGTGCTTCTGCCAACATATCGGTGGTCAGCACCTATTCCACCATTTGCACTGCCAGCTGCAGTTCCGTATGGATAGGTATGTTCATAATAGCGTTGACAAAGCAATAGTTCTTCCCCAAATGAGCGGTGCTCGAAATCTGTGGCAGCATCGCCAACTTCCAATTGAACACCAGTTATAAAAAAGTTATCGTTGGTGGCTTGCCCCCAAGTTGTACTGTGACCATATGCTTGCTTGCCATCTGCGCTTGCGCCATACGATGTGTTGTCTGTGGTCGTGTAGTTAGACCCAGCCAGCAAGTACCAAGACAAAATCAACCCTACACCATTGTCATTGTTGATTGTGCCAGACGTATCGCCGCCCACTGTAATTGTTTTGAACTCCCAAGTGTCAGCAGAACTGATTGTGTAGGTGCTGCCGATAACTCGTGACGCATCATCTTGTTCTAAATTAACTGCATACGTGCCGGTTTTATTAGACTTCACATAGAATGAAAGTGTCATAGATTTAGCAACAGATGTACCAAACGCAAACTGTTGTAGATTTTGACCTTCAATGTTCTGACGAAACCGTACCCTTTCATCCGCTGCAACGGCACTCTCTGCTGTAGTAGCGAGTATCTTCCAACTATTTGCAAAGCCGCTAGGGCCAGACGAATCTTGAGACTGTGTTATTGCAATGTTGTCAGTGTTGTTGATGTTTAACTCAAAACGGTCAACAAGAAAGCCACCGCCTGTGGTACTGGCTCCTCGTTGCGAACATTGAAATGCCCCATTGATGACAAGATTCCTACGACCAAGGTTTAGTGCCTTTGCAGAAGTTACAGCATTATCAGCAATCTTTGCAGTTGTCACCGAACCATCTGGAATTGCAGTGATATCGGCATCAACCGCACCAGCAGGAATCTTTGCAGCAGTTACAGCATCATTTGCGATTGCGTTTGTACCAATAGTATCAATTGCCATTGTCTACCCCTTATGCGATTGTGCATCCAACATTAGATACAGCTGCCCATCCACCAGTTGTATTGTATACTAAGAGTACACTATCACCAACATCATTGAATGTAATTGTTGTTCCGTTTGCAAAAGTTGCTGGAGTGAGAGTTCCATCTCCACCGTCTGCAACCATAGTAATAATTTTCATTTGACCGTTTGCACCGTTAGCAAGTGTCAATGCATCTGCACCAGTTGTAGTAACTTGTGTAATCAACGAAGTGATATCCACTGCACCAGCACCAGAAAGTGCTTGTACTGTACCGAACATTGCACCCATAGTTTTGTTAGTCATTGTAACTGCATGGTCTTTGAAGACAAACTCATCATTACCAGCAAGTAACGGAAGAGTTACAGTTCTATCGGCCGCAAGTTCTGATACTGCGAACACATATTGGTGGTCAGAAGATGTATCATTAATTTGCGGTAATGTTAAAGTTTTTGCAGCAAGTGTTTGAGTTGCAGTAGTACCAACCAGTTCTTGATTGCCACCGGCAGGAAGTGTCAAGGTGTTTGTCACACCGGCACTATGCGGTTGTGCGATAATCTTTTGACCGTGAGAGTTTTGTTCACAGTTAAGAGTGATTGCACCAGAGTTTGAACCACCACCTTGAATCTCTACTACTTGGTTTGCGGCAGTAATTTCTAACTCACCAGTTGCATTCTGAATACCTTCAGTAGTCAGAGTTGTAATTGTTTGGGAAGTAGTTGTACCACCAACAACACCATTGATTGTAGGTGCAGTTAAAGTTTTGTTAGTCATAGTCTGAGTTGCAGCAAGTAAACCTACTGTGTCAGACGTAAGAGTAGAACCATCACCGAGCTTGGTGTATACTTCTACAAAGTTGGCGTTGATTTTGCCTGCGCCACTACGAAGGTCATCACCTGTTCCGTCATTGGCTGAAGAACCACGCCCGATTGCTTGATATGCCATTTTTGGTTTCTCCTAGAGTATATTTATACCTTTATTTATAAGGTTTGTTAACCATCGTCCATCGTAATTACTGTCTGGTCGAATGTATTTGCTATCGTACTAAAGTCTACTGGAACACCAGCAGTCTGTTCATCAAATTTCTCTGCATTATTATCAAAAGTGACTAGTGTTTCAGAGAAGTCAGTCACAGTTGGAGTTGCACTTGAACTACCACTTTCTGAGAATTCATTAATCGTATCATCAAATGTGATAAATGAATCTGAGAAGTTACTGGTAGAACTAGTTGAACTGATATTAATCTCGCCAGGAGGCGGTACATTAATCCTTGTGGTAAATGCGGCCTGTGGAATATTAACATCACTTGCATCAAACCCCTCTTGGTCAGAATCAAACTTCTGAGTTGTATCATCAAAACTATCTACATTTCCACCACGTTCTGATACTTGATTAATTCTGAAATGTTTGAACTGTTCAATGTTATAATATGCTCTGTCGTTCTCACCACTTCTTGCAGTTCTTCTAAAGTTTGGATAATGTGCAAGTTCTGAATCTGTCAACATGGGTTCAACCGCAAAGGCATACTTTGCAAGGTTTTCCAGAGTAGGCCCGATACCCAAGTTTGCGTTTGCACGAACCACACCAACACTAATTGTATTAATTCTTGTAAGAGTAAGGTCACGTTCAGTGTTAGATAAGATTGCGTCAGAACCAACTGAAGGTGTTGCACGAACTGAAGTTCCATCATCTACCGTACCAAGTCTTCTACCAAAGATAGTTGTAAATACTGTAGTAAAGAGAGATGCAAGTTCTGGTGTGAATGTTCCTTCTGGTACACTAAGGTCACCGGCAGTGAACGCATTTATACCAGCAGTTACAGATGATACAATTGAAACCTCACCAAAGACCGCCCAACCAGCAGGATGGACTGTTCTCTTGATTGCGTTTCTCCATGTGTTAATTGATTCACCAACTCTAACCACATACGAGTAATCTTGATAATAGAAACTATCTTGTACTCTCATCACATCAGATGAAATCTTACCACGTTCACCTAAGAACTCACCAGAGGTTGTTGCAACAGTACCGACTTGTGGAGTGATTGTTGGAGTATCAACTTGAGCGATTGTTGCACTTGCACCAGAGGTTGTGATACTATTACCGTTTGATAAGTTTGCAGTTGTATTAATAGATAACAATTGTCGTGTACTGTCAAATGCAGTGACCGTACCAGTGTGTGATGTTAACACATCTCCAATAGAAAATGTTCCTGTAATATCTTTAATGACGGCGTGTCTAAATGGACTGAACGCTGGGGCCGATGAATAATTAAAACCAAAGTTTGTAATCTCAACATCTTTTACTGCACCAATACCAGAAGTCGAAGTCGGCAAAAGTTTTGCACCACTACCAGAACTAGTTGTAATGCTTGTAACAGTAGGAAGTTTCGTGTAACCAAAACCACCATTAATAAGTCTTACATCTGTAATAGACCCACGTTCTGCAACGGAACTGCCTGGCGCATCACCAAAGGTTGCGTCTTCAAGAACTATCTTAGTTCCATGATATGTGTCGTTCATGAACGACTGAGTTCCATCTTCAAGAACAATATGGTCATCTAAGGACATTCCATATTGTGCGACATCACCAGCCTCAGGCGCTACTGCACCACCTACAACTTGAACCTCAGCAGAAATACCAACACCATCAGTTCCACTATTGTCAAAATTAATTGCATCACCAATTGCAAAGTTTGAACCAGCATCATCAATAACAATATCATTGACAGAACCAGCGCCAACTGTATTGATTATTGCGGTTGCAGTTTGAGAACCACTGGACGCAATGTTAACTTGTTGCCCTGCGGTATAGTATTGTCCTTCATCTGTTGTTGAAACATCTGCATCAGTAATAATAGAGAATACAGTAAATGAAACGTCTTGGTCTGATACGTTTGAAATACCCTTTACGGTTTCACCAGAAACGAATGTTCCTGTCTGGGTATCAGTATCAATCTCAATCTCAACGATATCAGTAAACGCTTCACGAATACCAATTGTAGATACTGGAATTGCAACTGCACCAGAAGTCTGACCTGTAACTGTTTGACCAATAAGTTCTTCAACATTACCAGCGGTTTCTTGAACACGCATAATAGTTCTTGAAGTCCAAACACCATCAGACGCCCGTAACATATTTTCATTAGGATATGAAATAACTGCATCATCATTAAATAAAAGTCTGAAGAATAACTCATGACCTTTTCGTGTACCTTTTGATACATACAAGTCACGAATGCTTTTAATAAGTTTTCTTTTGTCAACACCAGTATCAAGGTTATCGACAACACCATCTAAGAATGCATCTCTAAAGTTGTCAAGGAATTTGAAGATTGTCGCATCTACGTTTGCGAACTCAAGAAGTTGTTGAATGTTCTGTACAGGGTTTGCACGATATGTTTGAATTGTTCCAGATGAATTGGATACCGAACCGTTAACAGTTTCGCCTATGATAAACTGAGTTTGAGATGAAATAAACAAGCGCTTATTATCATCAACGTCATCAACAAGAACAGTTGCAGTTGCACCAGATGTTAAACCAGTGATTGTTTCCCCAACAACAAATTTGGCCTGCGAATCTTCAAGAACAACATTGTCACCATTCTCATCTAAGACAAAGTTGGTTGAAGTTGTTTCTTGAACAAGATAATTATTAACCTCACTGAAAGTAACCTCTGCACTTTCAAGGAACTGATAATACGTTCTAATAAACTGAGAAAATACAGGATGGTCTGCTTGAATAAACTCAGGCAGACTTGTTCTTACTAACGAAGATAATTTATTTGTCAGCGTATTGTCATCATAGGACATTATTAGTATCCACTACTTGTACTTGATGTGGTTGGGGTATAAGAACTAGTTGTCGTGTAACCGACACCAGCAGATGCACCACCACCAGCGATTGTATCCTCACTAGATTCAACTGTTGTGTTTGCAAAGTCAATCTGTAAAATTTGATTTCTTACTGCCACTACATCCGTTGAGTTTGGGGTAACAACAATTCTAATTTTAGAAGAAGATGCACCATCAACACTTGAGATAGAAGTAATGTTCAATGCAGTTAATTCAATAACACCAGTTTTGTAATTAATAGTACCAGCAGTTTCATCTTGATATGTGATTGTTGTTCCATCAGTATAGTAGAACATTCTCACAACACCTTGACCATTATCATTCAAGAACATTTCATTTGAATTACCAGAAATTTTAAATCCAGTAGAAGACAATACACCACCCTCGGCAGATGCATGACCAGTGTGTGGATTGTAGATTGCGTTGTTAAATTCTAAAGTATATTTTGTATTGACATTTAGAGAAGGTGTGATAAACTGTGAAAGTTTTACTGTTGTGATATTTGATAAAATTGAATCATCAGTATCATCAATCAAACCTGTTACTTGTGAATGTCTAAAGACGCCATCAAACTTTTGTAAGTTTTCTGTGTCATAATTTTGCAGTGACTTAGTAACATTACTAATCAAAGTTTCAGATGTCTTTGTTGTGTTCTTCTTGTTGAATTTAAAATTTACACCAAGACGAACAAAGGTTGTTATAGGGTTAACGATAACAGGAGTCACAGATGCAATTGCATAAGTTCCCTTTAAGTCTTTTACGATTTGTTCCTTAGCGGCCGCAGTGATAGAACCAGCAGTTGGAACAATAGAAATATATGTACGACCATAGACAGGTGTTGAGTTATCTTCACCACCCCACACTTGAACTGATTTTGTATTTGCATATACCTTTGGAATAATTGTCTTGTAATCTTCTGGGGTAACCGCACGACCTTGAGCAGCATAGTCTAATGGTGCATTGAGTTTGATTGATTGAATTGATTCTGGTTCTGCTCCACCAGATGCGGCGGATACAGTTGTTGTTGTAACATTTGTAATACCAGAAATAGTTGCGGTTGTTCTAAAGTTGGTTGCACCGTTTGCTTTGGTTTTATTAGTTACCACATATGATAACACCACTACATTATTGTCAGACAATGCACGACCCACAATACCGTCACCAAAGTAAACCTCAAATCTACCATCACCACACTCCTGTAGGAAGTATACATTGGAAGTTGAACTGACTTGAGTAATGTCTGTCGCAAGTGTATATGTTGTAAAGTTAGATGAAGATGCAGAA